TCTGACAAAATGTATGTGGCTGCGATCACCGAAGTGATTGACGTTAAGCTACGTTATCCAAATACGGCATTACTCGGTCTGCAATACGACGCTGAAACATTTTCAAATATTGCGAAAATGGCAGCACGCTGTAAAGGTGTTCGCATCCGTGTACCGACCAATTATGATTCTGAAACTCGTCAATACGTTGGTATCTGGGATGGCACATTTAAGTATGCCTATACCAACAATCCAGCATGGCATTTTTATGATGCGTGTATCGACAAACGTCGTGGACTTGGCAACCATCTTGATCAAACCATGGTCGATAAGTGGTCGATTTATCGGTTAGGGCAATATTGTGATGAACTTGTGCCAGATGGCAAGGGCGATCAGGAACCACGTTTTACTTTAAACGTCTATCAGCAATCACAAGAAGATGCGTATAGCGTACTCGGTAAAATGGCAGGCGTGATGCGTGCTTATATGTTTTGGGATGGTCAAAGCATTGTACTTGATGCAGATATGCCATCCGATACAGTCTATACTTTTACCCGTGCCAACGTGATCAATGGTCATTTTGAATTTTCTGGTACACGTAAACGTGATCGACATACTATTGCAGTTGTGAATTTTGATAATCCTGATAACCGCTTTAGAACTGAGCAAGAGCCAATTCCAGACGAAGAGGCGATTGCAAAGTACGGGATCAATAAAGTCGAGATTGATGCATGGGGTGTGACTTCACGTGGACAGGCTCAACGCGCTGGCCAGTGGGCATTAAAAACTGAAAAGTACGAGACTCAAACTGTGGTGTTTAAAGTCGGTCTTGATGGATACATTCCTCAACCCGGGAAAATTATTGAAATTGCGGATCAGAGTTTTAATGGTGAAGACGGTAAAGCGAAGGCTCGTGTCATTGAAGGCATTAATGGCCGTGTGGTGACGGTCGTCTCGGCTTTTGAAGAAAATACAATCTCGTCGCAAAACGTATGGGTTATTGATGCTCAGGATCTGGCGACAATGAAATTTCGTATTGTCTCGATTATACAAAACGATAAGCATCAATTTGAAATCAAGGCAGTTCAATACAATCCGCAAAAGTATGATGCAATCGATTATGGTGCCTACATTGACGAAATCCCCATTACGATTGTAAATCCTGATATGCAACCTGCCGTGGAGTCAGTCAGTTTATCAACCTATGACAAGATCGAACAGGGCATGAATATCGCAGTGATGGTGATTGGATGGCCACAGGCTCAAGGTGCTGTTCGCTATCAAATCGAGTGGCGTAAAGACGATGGTAGCTGGATTAAAATGCCTTTGACGGGCAACAACTCTGTTGAGATTGAAGGAGTATATTCTGGTAATTATCAGGCACGTATCACTGCATTTTCTGCTTTCGATATCGCATCTTTACCGACTTATTCAAGTGTCACCGCCTTATTGGGTAAAAACGGCACACCGCCTGCTTTGGCTAACTTGACGGCAACAGGTATTTTATTTGGTATCCGACTTGAATGGTTGTTTCCAGCAAAGGGCGCATTGGATACAGCTCATACCGAGATTCGTGTCAGTCCAGACGGTGTAAGCAATATCTCAACTTTGGGATTGTTTGCTTATCCAACCACAACACATACCATTCAGGGCTTACAGCCAAACCTTAAGCTTTATTTTCAGGCCCGATTGATTGATCGCTTGGGTAACGTCGGGCCATGGACGGAATGGATTAATGCAACCACATCAGCCGATGCATCTGCGGTACTGGACATCTTGTCTGGAAAAATTACTGAAACGCAACTGCATCAAGATTTGCAGCAGAAAATCGACAAGATTGACGTTATTGAAGGTGATCTGACTGTTTATGATCAGCGTATTCAAGATGCCAAAAATACTGCAGATCAAGCTAATCAGAATTTGGCTGTAGAACGTCAGCAGCGCATCAATGATGTCGGGAAACTTGCAGATGATATGGCATCAGAATCACAGGCTCGCATCAGTGCTGTTCAAAATCTCAGTGATGGTCTGACTCACGAAAGCCAGCAGCGTGTTGCTGGTGATGAGCATGTCTTGTCTATTGTTGATACCTATAAGCAAAGTACAGAAAACTCGTTTGCTGCGGTGCGTCAAGAAATTGATGTCGTAGCAGATGATTTGAGTGCTGCATCAACAAAACTCGATGGTGTCTACGCCAAAGTTACGCCTTTAACTGCGGATCAAGACAATTGGACTGCGGATAGTGGCAGTAATCAAGCGTCAAGCTGGTCGATTCAATCTGCGCAAGTCGATGGCGATTCAGCTTTAGGCCAGCGGATTGATACGATCAACGTGCAAGTGGGTTCAAATCAAGCAGCGATTCAGGAGGAGCGTTCAGCACGTGCATCGGGTGACGAAGCCAATACCCAAGCAATCAACAATTACATTGCGCGTAATGACACAGCGCTTGCATCTGTTAAACAGACTGCTGAAAGCGCTGTCACTGCATCAAGTAGTAATTCAAGCGCGATTCAGGCTTTAGACAATCGTGTTGATGTGGCTGAGTCTGATGCATCGGTAGCAAAAACCAATGCGGCCAGTGCAATCAACAAAGCGGAAACGGCAGTCTCTGCTGCGGGATCAGCTTCAAGTCTTGCACAGCAAGCATCTGCAACAGCAACCGCTGCGAGTGATACAGCCGGTACTGCAAATAGTAACGCTTCAAATGCTGTAAACACTGCAAATACTGCGAACAATACAGCAAATGAAGCCAAGACCAATGCAGCCACGGCTCTATCGACTGCCAATGCAGCGGCAAGTGAATCTGCTGCCAATGCCAGCCAGATCAACAGCATTAATGCGGCTTTGGGTGACAAAGCCAGTACCGGTGCACTGAACTCTGTCAAAGCAGAGGTTGATGAAATTGACGGACGATTGACTGCAGCAACTGAAAAAGTTGATGGTGTCTATGCCAAAGTCACACCTTTGACTGCGGATCAAGACAATTGGACTGCGGATAGTGGCAGCAATCAAGCATCAAGCTGGTCGATTCAATCAGCTCAAGTTGATGGTGATAGTGCCTTAAGTCAACGATTGGACATTGTTAGTACGACAGTCGGTGAAAACACAGCAACAATTAAGGAGGTTACAGAAAGCGTAGACGGTTTATATGTACAGAAATACATAAAACTGGATGTGAATGGAAAAGTTGCAGGCTGGGGAGGTGCAAATAATGGAGTCGAATCACAGTTTATTTTTAACTTTGATTCGCTTGCGATTGGTAGTGGTAATAGCACTGGTTACTATCCTTTTATCTTCAGAACCACACCGTTTACTGATCCTGCTACAGGAACAGTCTTCCCGGTATCAGCTTACTTAAAGTCTGCAATGATGGACTACCAGTCCGTTAAAACTTCTCATATTGAAGATCTGGCAGTTAAAACAGCGAAAATTGATAATTTAGCTGTTACTGAGGGGAAAATTGCAGACCTTGCGGTAGATACACTGAAGATTAAAGATAATGCAGTAACGGTGCCAGTTGGAATCAAACTTGTCACACCAATCCCAAAAAATACTCATAGAAATGCAACTGTATTTACTGGTGGCGATGCAGTAATTCTTGATACATCAAACTATTTTGGAGACATCATCTCTTTATCATTAAACAGAAGTGGGGGTAAATGCCAAATCAGTGGCTATGTTTATGTGGATAATGTTTGTGCATCTGCATGGAGATCAAATGGATCTACCGTGAGCAATGCCCCAAAAACTATGTATTGTGGTGTTGTTTTATATAGGAATGGCTCACCAATTTTCATAGGTCGTGTCGCATCTTCAAGTGAAACCACAAACGATGTTGCGGTGTTTAATGGGGCTGTTCAATTACCTACAATCATTGATGACGCATATTCTGGAAATGTTCAGTACTCAATTAGAGTGGGTTGGTCAACTTCAATATCAGACGCTGGACTTATGATTCGACCTTGGAATACAGGTAATGCATCTGTATTAACAGCAACATTATCAGTCTTGGAGCTAAAAAAATGACAGCAATTATCTCAAGAAGAGGCGAATTGCTACAATTGATTTATGCGAATGAAGAAACAATTGCATTAAATAAGCCACTTGGTTGTTTGGCTGTTTCTGATCCCCCACAATCGAATATGTATTATCGTGGATGGTGGGCATTTATCCCCGATCAGCCATCAATTTATCATGTATTTGATTATGATTTAAAACAGTGGGTTGATCCCCGATCATTGGATCAAATTAAGGATCAGAAATGGTCTGAGATTAAAGAAGAAAGAGAAACCGCCGAATATGGCGGTTTTTCATTTTTAGGACATATTTTTGATTCTGATATCACTTCTCAGTCTCGGATCATCACAGCCAGTGAAATTGGCGCGGATGTGGAATGGACTTTAAAAGACAATTCAATTGTTTCGCTAGATGCAGAGCAATTGAGAGGTTTGAGAATTGCGCTAGCTCAGCATGTTTCAAACTGTCATTCAAGAAGCCGAATAGCTCGGCAACTTATTTATGACTCAGAAAGTATTGAACAAATAGAATCAATTCAGTTTTAGCACCTTCGGGTGCTTTTTTATTGCCAAAAATAGGGGGTTACATGTCTGAAAACGAATCCTATGGGATTAGATTTGAAAAGAAAATTGATTCAATTCAAAGTGATATTCGCATGTTGTCAGATCACGTTACACGACTGACGTTCATTAATGAAGCGCACAAAGAAACTAGCGAACAAAACAAAAAGGATATCGATACATTGGATATCAAAGTCGCCAATTTAGAAAACCGCACAGCAGCGCAAGATGGTGGAATTTCTGTGCTGCGTGTACTGCTTGGCATCTTTGCAGGAATCGTATTTTCGCTGTGCGCTTGGGTTGGATCTTCAATTATTCAATTAAGCCAAGATCAATCTTTAATTAAAGAAAAAGTATCACGGTTAGAGGAAGCAGGACGATGAATAGTGAAAACACAAGAGCTTATCTAGCTTTCGCATTAGTGGGACTGATGTTTGTTTTAGTGATTGCTTTATTTTTTGTGGATATGCCGCGAGAAAACAGCAATCTGATCAATACGGCATTGGGTTTTATTGCTGGGGCTATGACAACAGCATGTGGGTTTTATTTTGGTAGCTCTGAGTTAGAGAAAAAGAAAGGCGAATCCAATGACAACTAAACCATTCTTCGACGCTGCCCGAGTGATCGCAGGCGGCAAGCTTACACAGGCACAAGTAGACGATTTAAATAAAGTAGTCGATAAACTTGCACCAGGTGGAAAAACTACAAGTGATGTTGGCGTTGACCTAATTTCTAGTTTTGAAGGCACACGATTCACAGCCTATGACGATGGTGTGGGCATCTGGACCATTGGTACTGGCACAACAGTTTATCCTAATGGCGTGAAGGTAAAAAAAGGGGATACTTGTACACCTGAGCAAGCTAAAGCCTACTTTAAACACGACTTAGCCAAATTTGAAAAGACTGTAAATGAATCGGTCACTGTGCCTTTAACTCAAAATCAATTTGATGCTTTGGTATCGCTGACTTACAACATTGGTTCAGGTGCATTTAATAATTCAACCTTATTAAAAAAACTGAATAAAGGTGACTATCAAGGCGCTGCTGATCAATTCCTTGTATGGAATAAAGCAGGCGGCAAAGTTATGAAAGGTCTAGTTCGTCGCCGAGAAGCAGAGCGAGCACTCTTTTTAAAGAAGTAACTTATATGTGCAAGCGTACCAAAGTTGCATCGATCATCACATTGCTGTGCTTAATCTTCTCAGGTTGCACAGCTCACACAATTAATAGTAATGTGAATGTCTCGATTTGTGTAAGGGCTTTGTGATGTCGCAAGTCATGATCATGGTTTCGGAAGCGGGCAGAATGGAGAATACTTGCAATCTACCCGCTGATTTAGATAAGAACGGGAATGTTCTTAAAATCTATGACTACTCATTAAAAGAGTTGCCAATTAATTTGGATGGAACTGTCACTTACAATGGCAAAAGATGGACCTTTGATAAGAAGCAAAATTACCTCTAA